CTTGAAAAGATTAAACAAAAAATTGCGGACGACGCCTACGGGACTGGCTATCTGACAGAGGATGATGTCTAATGTCACGGTTACAACCGTTGGGGACAAACCGTGGATGCTACTGTTATAGCGCTCGTGCGCACGGCCTTGGCCGTGGTCACGGCTCGACTTTTGACCATCATGGGTCTGTGGATGACCTTCGGTCTCGCTGCTTGGGCTATGTATGCTCCAACGATGGAGCGCCTGTACATCGCCGGAGGGTTTGCGGTGCTGGTGTTTATCCCAAGCCTGACCAAAGAAGCGCGTGGACCTAAGAAGGAGATCACCCGTGAAAAACCGCAGCAACAAGAATAGCACTAGGGACGCCTATCACCCCGGAGACGCCATCCCGTCCGTTCCTGTGCGCCCTCAGAAGCCCCGTGACGGCTATGGCTACGGCGGTGGAACGTTCACCCCCGGCAAGGCTCCTATGGGTGGCTTTCAGGCTGTTTGGAACTTCTCTGGTCGCCCTGACGACTACAAGAACTCGCCGGTCAGCAAGCCTGAGAAGGGTGGCGTCTGATGGCACAATCAACCTTTTCCATGACCCAGCACGGGCGGCATGAGCCGTTTGAGCTGCAAGTGTCTAGAGGCCAAGTCCCGTATCATTCGGCTCAGAACATCTTTGGCTATGGCACCACCCCGGCTACTGCGGGCTTGTTCCGCACGGTTTGGGAGAACATGGCAACGACAGACTATGTGTTTCCTAGCTCTGCAACTACCATGACATTGACGGGTGGCGCTGGTGATACGGCAACCATCACGATTGTTGGCCTTGATGCGAATTACAATGTTTTGACGGAAAACGTTGTGCTCAATGGAGCGACAGGCGTTACAACCGTCAATTCTTACTTCCGTATCAACAGCATGTTTGTGGCTACCGGAAGTGCCACCAACCCATCCAACACCGTGACGTTGACCAATGGCGGCGTGACGTATGCCCAGATCAACACCGCAATAGTTAACGGTGTAACGGGTAGCGTTGGAACAACTCAAATGGCAGTGTACACAGTGCCTGCGGGGAGTACGTTTCACGGCTTCAGATATGGAGCTTATTCTTCATTTAACGGCAACAGTACAAACTACACGACATACCGTGCCGTAACTAACTTGTCGTCCGGAGTGCAACGTATAGTTGTGCAAACTCCGTTTAATACGACCTATGAAGTTCAACGTCATTTTCCATTCCCATACACAGCGGGAACGGATTTGAGGTTCCAAATTGCCTCTAGTGCTGCAACGGCTGCTGTCGTTAGCGTCAACATCGGTGGCGTTCTGGTTGCCAACGAAGTTACAGCGGTAGGTTACTGATGGCAAAGCGCGGTCTGTACGCAAACATCAACGCAAAGCGCCGCCGCATCAAGGCTGGAAGCGGCGAGAGAATGCGTAAGCCCGGCTCCAAGGGAGCGCCAAAAGCCGACGCATTCCGCAAATCCAAGAAGACAGCGAGGCGCTAATGGCTGGTCCCTCTCTCAGTGTAGGTCGCGGCGAAAAGCAGTCAGTGAAGGCTGGTGGTGGCCTCACAGAGAAGGGCCGTCGCAAGTACAACAAGGCCACCGGATCAAAGCTGAAAGCCCCGACCAAAGACCCTAAGAGTGGTCGCCACAAGAGCTTCTGCGCCCGATCTAAGGGCTGGAAAGGCGAGCGTGGTAAGGCCGCTCGGAGGCGCTGGGGATGCCGGTAAATGGACCCTATTACAATCTTGGCATTAGCCAAGGGTAGCTACGAAGCCATCAAAGCTGGCATTTCCGTTGGTAAGGAAATGCAAGGCATGTTCGGCGATGTCATGTCGCTCTTGGACAGTGCCGGTAAATTGACACGCATTGCCGCGCAGCCCGCCAAGGGCAACATGTTTTCAGACAAGACGGCTGAACAGATCGCCGTCGAAGCATTTGCCGCCAAAGCTCAAGTTGAAGAGATGATGGCCGAGGTGAAGAACTCCTTCATTTCCGAGTATGGCATTTTGGCGTGGGACGAGATATTAAAGGAGACCACTCGGATCAAGAAAGAGCAGGCTGCGGCTCGTCTTCAGGCTCAGAAAGAGCAGGAGGAACTGATGTATAATGTTATGGTATACGGGTCTGCTTTCCTTCTGTTTGTCGTTGTCGCCGCTTGCGGATTGTTGGCCGCAATCGCCTTTTCTCATTAGGAGCACCCCCATGCAAATGAGCCAAGCAGGCATAGACGCTCTTCTCAAACAGTTCGAAGGCTGCAAGCTGACAGCCTACCGTTGCCCAGCGGGCATCTGCACCATTGGCTACGGCCATACATCCGCTGCGGGCGCCCCTCAAGTGCGCGATGGGATGAAGATTACGCAAGCCGACGCCGAAAGCATTCTGAGGCTAGACTTGATGAAGTATGAAACCGCTGTTGAAAGCATGGTCAAGCAGCCGCTCAACCAATACCAGTTCGATGTGCTCGTGGACTTTGCGTACAACGCAGGCGTCGGCAATCTGAAATCGTCTACCCTCCTGAAAAAAATCAATACGGCCAAGTTTGACGAGGTTCCGGCTGAATTGATGAAGTGGACGAAGGGCGGTGGGAAAGTTTTGCCGGGTCTCGTTCGCCGCAGGCAGGCTGAAGTGGCATGGTGGAACAAGGGCGATGAGCATCCTATCGAGGCTGAAGATCACCGCACAGAACCAGACCCTATTCCTGTTCGAACAATGGCGGACAGCAAGCAGGGCAACGCGGCGCTGCTTACGGCGGGCATTGGAGGACTGGGAGCTGCTAAAGAGGTGGCTGCGCAGGCGCAGGACGCGTCTGACACGGCAAATCAGCTTGTTGGTCTACTCAGCAACACCAATTTCCTTGCACTGTCCGCCATCGTTCTCTTGGCCGCAGGCATCTGGTACTTGCGCAAGCAGCACATGGAGGAACACGGTGTTTAGCCTTCTTCTCACCCCCATTGGCCGTTACATCGCCCTTGGAATGTTAGCCATTGTGCTAACTAGTTGTGTCTATTTCAAAATCAGAGCCGACGCCATTGCAGAAGTTGAAGCCGCGGCAATGGCTGACGCAATCAAGAGGACTCAAAATGCGATACGCGCTGGTGATGCCGCTGATGTTTCTCCTGAGCGGCTGCTCAACTCTGACGGGCACCGTAGAGACTAATAAAAGCGCCTGTGATGTCTGGAGGGCGGTCACATGGTCTTCCAAGGACACCCCCCAGACAATTTCTGAGGTCAAGATTAACAATGCTCGTCGGGAGGGCTACTGTCGGTAGCCTCATCCTGCGGGAGCTTGCCTTCGAAAATGTAAGAGCCAATGTGGGCAGGCGTCATCCACGGAGCGCCCCACACCTTGCCGCCAATCTTCCTCCATTCAAGGCAGAAGTGGTAATCTTCTGAAAGCAAGCGCTCGGTTCCTTCCTCGATGCTGATCGAGAAGAAGTTGTGGATGCGTTCGCGGAACTCCAGAGACCCGGACAGGTCCACCATGTCGTTGCAGTAGCTAGGCGTGGTGTCCTTCAGCTTCTCAAACACCTCGCGCTTGATCAGCATCATTCCTGTGCCGCCCGCCCAAATCTCAAATGGTTCGTCCGTTCTGACGCTGGTCGTCGGCACATAATCCACGAGGTTCAGAACCCATGAACCCGTGTGGTACTTCAACTGGTCGTCAGGAACGCCGTTCTCGATAGCATTGCGGACGCTAGCCCAATTGATCTCTTTCTTGGGATAGATGCCGCAGATGACTTCCTTGTCGGCCTCCAGCATCTTGTAGACGCCAGCGCCGTCAAAGTTCAGATCAGCGTCGATGAAGAGAAGGTGGGTGCAGTCCGTTTTCAAGAACGCATGAGCAAGGTTGTTTCTCGCGCGCTGAATGAGGCTTTCGTTGAACACGAACGAAATAGCCGAATGAATGCCGTTCTGCCCAAACACCTGTTGCATCATCAAAAGGCTCTGCGTGTAGAACCCGGTGCAGAAACCGCCATACATGGGGGTGGCGATGAAAACCTTCTTTTGATCAGACATCATATTCTCCGGTGTGAGGCAGTTCAGGCGCGAACTTCTGAGCAATAGAGGCCGTCATGGCGTCTTCTGCTTGTTGATCTAACTCCGCAGTCTTCAATTGATAGGTGAAGGCTTCGTAGTTGATGTTATCGGCGTAGTGTTCGAGATTGAACGGGTCATTCTTTTTGCGAGCATCTTTCAGGCACCTGAGAATGACGGTGATCTCGTATGGCGTAATTTCCTTGTCGAGAATGATGGACGCCAGCTTTGCTGTGCGCTCAAACATCTCTTGAACATCGCCGTATTTTGTGTCTCTCTCGCGCAGAATGCGAACGGCTTCTGCAAGTACGTCTGTGTGGTTCATCTCTTCAGTCCCCAGATTAGAGTTAACGCAACGATAAAGATTGCAGCCCAAAAGGCGGCAACCTCAAACTCACTCATCTTTCCCCTCCAGTGCTTTGCGGGCAAACATTTTTAATGCCTCAGCATTTGGCGGTGCTTGCACCTCAAAATGCACGATGATCTCCCGCAGCGCCGCCTGTAATTCTTCAATACGGTGGAAACAACTATGCAATTCCGCCTCCAACTGCTCGATGCGGTCGGCGGCTGATATTGACACCTTATCAGTGAAGTTTCGTCGCAGTTGCTTCACAAGATCATCGCTCATGTTAACTTTCTCCCGTTTTCTTAACACGTTGCGTCAACATGTTAATTATTCGGCCATTTGTTGACTTCCTGAAGCGCTATCCGCGCAGTCCAGCGAGCGGTTTCTAGTTCATGGTCTTCAAGCCCAACAATGACATGCAAAGCGTCAACCAACTTCTCAAAACGCTGATCTAATTCGTCGTAATGACGCGCCCAGCTTAGCGTTTCCCAATTAGCCGCCATCTTTTCATCAATCGTGTCCATTTTTCGTCCCTTTCATTGAGACCATCACGGTCGTTGACGCGCTATCTTCGTACACTTTGCTCACAAACAGATCGACAATCTGCTTGTCGTCGCCGTACACACCACCGTTCATCGCATCGCACAAAAGCTTCACCACGTTGTCGATGTCAGGCTTTGATGTTGGATAGAGTTTTCCTTCATCAATCAGTTGACGCTGTTGTCGGGTAAAACTTTTTGGTATTGCCACGCTAATGCTGAAAGTGGCTTCAAGAGGGCCTAGAAGCGGCGCAAAACCACGCATGGCGGTTGCTGCGAGCATCTTGATATATGCCTCCTGATTGACCGTCTCTTTGGGCGTATAAACGCGGCCAGTACGAGTTGCGCGGGGGCGCTGCTTCCCCCGTGCTGTTCCCGGTATCGTGAAGACGATGGTTGTCAAAATGGCACCTCTTCGTCGTCTTTGACTGGCCTCGGCCACTGTTGACGCTGACCGTCAGGCTTCCAGTTGTTGATATTGATCGTCATGCTCGGTCCGTGCGGATTTTTGTAAAGCCAGAACGACATTTTGATCTCGGTTCCCTTTGGATAATCCTGATCGGTGATGATGTATCCCTTCATATCGGGGTGCTTGCTGCTCTTCTTATCCGCAGGATTTGCTTTCCCCTTACCGGGCTCAGCCTTCATCGCCATTTTGACCCTCTTCTGATTGCACGAACAGCTTTTGATAAAGCTCTTCGTTAGCTTGCTTCAAGCCGTTTATTTTATCGGCCTTTTGTTCAGTGGAAAGCCTCGTCGCGCTCCCGACCTTGCCAAACAGATCGAGGAAAACGTCTTTCCACTCATCTTCGCCAGCGCACATTTTGTAGAGCTTCACAGAGCCATCTGCGTCAGGAACATAAAGCGCCAAACCATCAACCGGGTCTTCGTGTTCGATGATTTGAACCTTTGGCATTTCCTGCGCGGGCTGGAAGTCCATCACCTCTTCAGGCGTGTACTCTCCCGTGAGAACTCCGGGGTACACAGTACGAATTCCATCAGAGATCACACGGGCACGCAACATGGCACGCGGGTAGTTCTTCCAATTGTCCTTTCCTGCAAGCCCGATTTCGCGGGCCTGCTTCAGCGTCCAGGACAATGTGAGAGAACCGCCTTGAGGGTGCGAAAACTCGGCTTTCACCTCGTCATCTGCATATTTCAGCCAGTTCACTGTTCCTCCGGCTTGTTGGAACCGAGCCAACATCGCGTCCGCACGAAGGGCCGGGCGTCCTTGGATGATGTGGTAGTCTCGGGCCACCGAACCGGGATGCCGTCCTTCGGCCTGCGCCACGGCCATGAGGGCGAGGACTTGATCAGAACTCTTAAGGCCAAAGAGACCAGATTTGGCAATGGCATTCGCCATCCTTTCTTGATCAGTCCACGGGACTATTGCGTTGCTCATTTTTCCTCTTCCTTCTTTTCGCGTTCAAGAAAGTTTAAAGTTGCGTCCAACCGTTTTTTTGCGTCAGCCAATTCTTGCATTTCATCAATCAACTTTTTTTGCTGCTGCAACAACTCAATCATTCGAACAAAATTTTCCTCTCGCCTTCTCAACACAACTTCTTTAGGAGTGAGCAGCTCTACTTTTTGCATCATCTTAACCTCACTTTACAAGAAACCGGCGCGAGCCGGTGGTTTCGTATTCGTACTGTGTGTACAGGTCTGGGTGGTTCTTCTTGAACGAGATAGCATCGAAACGCTTTGAACCCTTGGCAGACTTCCAAGTGATCAGAGCTTCGCCCATCACGTTTTGCAGAACTGAGTTGTCGCGCATGTAGCTCTGGATTGCGAAGGTGCGCGCTTCTATCGCCTCTTCGAGTTCCTTTACATTTTTCTTCAAGAGCTTCAGTTCGTCAGCAAAACGCTCGATCTTCGCGTCAGCGATAACAATGCCCTCAGTCGAGCGGGGATAGGCCACCACGGCTTCTTCGCTTGTTGTGGGCTCTGGCAGCATCCCAGAGTGAACATAGCCCCACCACTGCGCAGCACGCTGTATGAACGCCTCCTTCTCGGCGGGCGTGAATTCCAGCTTGTAGTGACGGAACTGTTGCCCACCAAAGAGAACCGCGAAATAGACATGCGGAACGTCTCGCACGGTCGCCTCATGAAGGCACTGAATGTAATCAGGCTCAGGAATGCGAACCGGCTCATCCATCTCGCTGTACTTGTTCGCCAC